CCATTGCATAGATTTGGTCACTTAATAATTTATGGACAGAATCTTTAATAGATGTCTGAAACTCTCGAGCACAAAGGATACGAGTAGGTCGCATAGCCGCAATAATAAGCAAAGCCCTAGCAATGCCCCAAGACTTAGCACCACCACGACCGCCATACAAAACCTTGTAACGAGCAGGGTCAAAAAGGATGGATAACTTTTCAGGAAACTCAACCTTGGAGACAAGTTCCTTGAGCTCATTATTGGGCTGTGTCATTAGGCTTTACAAAAGTTACTTGAATACCAGTTAATTCCTTGCCTTCAGGACCACTAAGTTCTTGTTTGACTGTTTCAGACCACTTCATTTGGCTCTTAGTCCACCAAATCATGGCTGTAGTATCACCAGCCATAGCTTTTTGGAATAAACCACGACCAACTTGTGCATTAGCCTTGGCTTTGCCTTTAATAAGCTCATCGCCAAAATGCCGCCTTAAAGTAGCCAAACTAATGCCAGTTCTAATAACAGCACATATTTGTTCAAATGGAAGCCCATAACCACTTAATAACTCAACTTGGGCTTTTTCATCTTCAGTAGGCACAAATGGCTCACGACCCGCATTTTCACGAGCTCCGCCCCATTCCCCCTTTTCTACCATATCTTTTTCAAGTTGCATTTTTTAACATTTCCTTTAATTCTTCGCTTTTTACTTCAGGTTTGACTTGAACAAGTTTAATTTCATAACTATTTTCCTTGATTTTGTCCCAGTCTATATCCTTTCGCCTTATTAGTTTGGCATCAAACTTTTTCCAAGCATCTTTAATAATATGTTGTGGTCTATCAAACCTACGATTAACAGTAACAACTCCAGGCCATAGTCTTTCCAATGATCTAGCCATTTTTAATCTGCCATCACCTTTGTACAAGACTTCAGCATTACCACCTTTCATGGTCATGGTAGCCATTTTGTCTATTAAGAATACATTAAACAAAACTGTACATAAGCCGCCACTTAGTACCTGTAAGCATAGATCAGTATCTTCGTTGTATCTACCTCGCCAACGATAGTCTATGTCATTCTGTATGCATAAACAGCTATAAACATGGACATTTAAGTTAAATGGTGGCTTTTTGCCTACAGCAAAGAATGTGTAATTTAAGCCGCCTATGGCTATATTTTCATAACGATTAATAAAATCTTCTGATGCTTTTAAAGCTATATTGGTATTACAGCGTATTCTTTTGCCTTTATGCAACCTACGAACCATATTGATATTGTCATCAAATATCCAATGTCTAGCGTAGCCAGCGGCTTTAGAGTGTTCCCATACCCAATTTCTAGCTGGAATACTACCTAAACCTAAGTTTTGAAATGGTAAGACTAATATCCTTTCCACCCCATAGATATCCGCATAAAGCTGTTTTTCTTGTGGTTCTACAACTATCTTAAAATCCACCCCATCTTCTACAAAGAAATTAGCTGTTAAACAACAGTCGTGCCTACCTTTGGATATTATGTAAATAGGATATTCAGGCTTATTCATACTTTACTGAGGAAATATCTTCATTTTCCCGAGGTGGCCACCAGCAAGACCAAGTTGTGCCGCCATCTTTACCCATTTTTAATTTGGATAAGGATGCAAACTGCTCTCTATCTTCTTCAGACCTGAATTGAATGGCAATCTTAATTGGATCTTCTTTGGCTTGATAGTCAGGCATGCCCACCCATTCAGCCGCTTCATTGATATTTGCTATTTCTTTGCCATGTCTTGTAACCATAACCAAGTTAGCAAGCATCATTTCATCGTAGCCAGTGCCCAATAGACCATCTATATCGTCATCCTTGACCTTTTTAAGGATTTCCGATAGTGACCTATCATCTATTTCAGCTAATCGCCCTACCTCGTTATCACCAGCCAAGATTTTTAATGCTTGTGGGCTTTCAGGATCAATATCAAGCTTAATAATGCTAATTTCAGTCATACCAAGCTTTTTAGCGGCTTTAATAATGCCATGACCAGCCAAAATAGTATTATCTTGCGCCACCACAATGTTTTTATAAAACCCATTTTGCTTAATACTTTGCATTAAATGGGCTATTTGGTCATCATGATGCTCTCGATAGTTTCTATCGTGATTTTTTAAAGTGTCTATTTTGACAATTTGCGAAGCATTAACCTTGGCTTTCATCAATTTCCTCTGATTTGGCTGGTATTTGTGGCAAAGCTTGTCCATGAATCTTAGCTACTAATGGAGCACATTCCGAATACGGATTTTTACCAACGGAAGCCAAAACATAATTAATTTCTTCAAGGGTTAAATCTAATTTAATCATTTTTTACCTTTTACAGTTTTGGCAGCCATCTTAAATTCTTTAGCTGTAGGCGCATCTTTTGAGCCTGGTTTACGCATTTTTTCACCTGATCCAGCTTTGATGCGTTCTTGTTTAGCATGTATATTGGCATATAAGCCAGGTTTAGTTGCCATAGTCTTACTCCTAGTTGTAGCCTTTTTAACGGCTGGTTTGCGTTTTACTGCTGTTTTAGGTGCTTTTTCAACTTTATCTAACGCAGACTGGTAAATCCTATTGCTTTCTAATGCGTTTTTTTGCATTTCTTTTAATTCAGGAGGATAGTAATTAATCCAATACTTAAAAGATTGAATAACTTTTTTTAATGATTTAAGCATTTTCAGCTTCCACAAAACAAACATCTTGCCAAGACATCACCAAGTATTTAGTGCCATCTTCTTCATATTTAAAGTATTTTAAATATTCTTCGCCTGGATCATCATTCATAGTGCCAAATCGGATGCGAGCACCCACTTCTATTGGCATATCTTCCCTGCGACCATTAGGAAGCTTCTTGCCAGGGCCTACGGCAATGACAGTTCCCATGTTTTCTACTTCTTTGTTTGCAACAATAATTACGCTGGAAAGCTTTCTTACATCAGGCTTTACAACAATTTTGTCACCCATTGGCTTTAATCTCATGATTTCTTCGGCCTTCCTCTAGATTTTTTAACATCAGGAGCAACCGAAGGTTCAGCAATAGACTCAACCAAAGCTTGAAATGCAGGGCTTGAAATGGAAAATTCACCGCACCAGCCATTGCTAGATGCGTTTATTGCGGAAGGGTATCTATGGCACATTCCCATGCCCCTATCGCCTAAAGAAAAAAATCGACAAGAATTACAACATTCTTTATCGTTTACATCAGCCATTTAGTTCTCCGATTACTATTTGGTTAGAAAACCCTGTAAGCCTTCACTTATAGGGTTTTCGCTTTTTAAAGCTTACTTCTGACCAGCATCTTCCTTGGCATAAGCAGTACGCTTGTGCTCATAGCAAACACCAGCAGTACGACCAGTATTGAACAGCTTGTCAGATCCAACTGCATCTTCCATACCCATTGCAACACCACCTTTTAATGGCTCATGACGCTCACCTTTTGTATCAGCGGCATCAGCGCCTTTAGGCATTACACCACCTGTACGCAAAGGAATACCTTTGCTTGAATCCATCTTACCCATAACATTTCCTTTTTTAGCTAAAAAGACTGCAAAAGCGCAGTTTCTTAATTTTATGGTGATTTTAAGCCATGTCAAGCATTTTAATAAGCCTTATTGCGGCATCTACAGAATCAACTCTGCTTACCGCACCTCCTCGCCAATCTTGCATAAATTTAATTTGTGGTTCTGTAAAGGTGGCTTTGGTATCACGCTTAATTTCCACGAGGACAGACTTTCCCTTGTATCCGACAAGCAAATCAGGACAACCACGACCAACAGTTGAAAGATTAAGAACAGAAGCACCCAACGCAATAAAGGTATGAATAAGCTGCTTTTGGTTTTCATCAACCCTCTTTTTGTAGTAAGTCATTTGTTTTTTCTACTAATTCCTCAGGGCTTATTCCCCAATAAGATGTAAATCCTTTAGCCCCAAGTGCGTGATAACTGGAATTTCCAAGTCTATGGTGGTAAGCGCATAAGGGGACTGCAGGCGCAAGCGAACGCTTGCCTCCGTACCTTCGAATGTGGTGAATTTCCACTTCTGTATCGGTGTCGGTAATACCTTTTTGCCTGCACAATATGCAGCCCAGTCGTGCCAGTTTTGCATAATGTTCTCTTTCAGCTTTAGTCATCTAACCAGTCTTTTTCCTTTGGTGCGCACGTATTGTCATTTAAAGCATATTGTGGAACCCAAAACTGTGGATTTCGCCCAATTTGCTTAACTTTCCAATATTCTTGCTTTTTAGCATCTTTACCCATTATCCAGCCACGAATTGTATAAGTTCCAAGCATTCCAGTTAAAAGATAATACTTTCGTTCATCTTTGTCCCAAGTGTGCATTTCAAGGTCGCCATCTTCATAATGAGTGCATCTTACATCCACATCATCAACATCAGCACCACCTTTTACGCCTTTTGACCAAAATTTGTTTAAATGTTTGGCTAAAGCGGCTTCAGCCAATGCACCTTTAACCATTCTGCCAAATAAATCATGCTGTGGCTCACCCGACCTACTCCATAAATCATTGTTTTTTATGTTTTCTATGGCTCTTTGACAGCCAATTAAAGATGCCATTTGTATTTCAGCAGGAGTTAAACTAATTATGGTCATGGGCTATATCCTCTAGCTTTAAAGCATTTTCTACCAAAGCATTAGCAAATTTAATGGCATTTTCTTTATCTTGAGCCACCATTGCGTTGTAATAGGCTTGCAATAGGTTTTTTACATTTAAATAAGGTTGGCTAAAGTCTTTCATTTACATATTTCCTTGTCTGCGGTTTGAAGATAAAGTGCGCCAAATATCAATAATGCGCATTTCGTGGTTTCTTTGGTTATCCAAAGTTTTAAAGTTTTTAAAAGCATCAGCGTAAGCCTTAACAGCTTCTTCGTATTTAACGCTTGATAAAGCCTTTGCTTCTCTTTCTGCTACGGTTCCTTCGGCTAACAGGAAAGAATGGCTTTTAGCCTGTTTTAAGCCTTCCTCAAGGTATTTAACTTGACCAGCCCATGCTGCATGGCTTTCATCAGTACTTGATAGCTTAATTAATGCTTCTTCTACACGATTTTCAGTTAATTGTTCCAAATTCATCACTTCCTCCAGTCATTTGCACTTCCCCGATTACCTTTACGCCATTGGTCATTAAAATCTTTTTCAATTTTGTGCCATCTTTTGTAAAGACCTGTATCTACTACCCACTTCCTAAAACCTTGTAATCCGTGTTCTTGCCTAGCTTTTAAGCAATAACGCACATCACATTGATGCCTAAATTCTTCGCTATGCAACCAGTTTTCGCTTTTCACGTTGAGCAATCACAAAGTTTTTCATTTCCCAATATGAGTTAAACCTAGATTTAGCAGGATCACCACATTCAGCCCTATATGCAGCTTCTATTTGTTGATCGTTGCCTAAAGGCAGCTCCTTAGCCTTTTCAACCTCGGTAATAATCCAATCGGCTTTAAACCCACTCCAACCACGCTCACAACAAAGTTCCATGACAGATTGAAGTGACATATTAGCTTTTGCTGCTTCACGCTGTAAGCCTTTTAAAACAGTTTCTGTAATGGGTGCTTTTTTCTTTTCCCTTAACTTTTTATAATCCTGAAAAACAGAATCCAAAACTCCGTTAGGAGTAATAGTCTTTATTATTGGTTTATGGTTATTGGTTATTGGTTTATGGTTAGCATTGCGTTCGGTATGCGGTTTTAATGCGAACGCATCAGAACCCTTATCTTTATTGCCCCAGCGAGCCAATGCAGAAGCCCTAGCTTTGTCAGATTTACCATGATATTGAGCAATGGTTTCATCGCATCGTTTGTGTACATACCCTTTTTTGGTTAATTCAAAGAAGTCTGCAAGCACATTTTTAAGCGCAAGTTCTTCATCCGCATTGCGAATGCTATGCGACCGCATAACCTTAGATATGTCACTAGGTAATGGTTTTTCATCCAAATAATAGCTATCCAAAAGTTGCCGATAAATACCATGCTCTAACAAACTCAGATGAGAAGTATCTTTTCGATAATCCGCTATATTATGTTGGTAATAGTGCATTTCAGTCCTTTGTAAAAAGGTCAGGTCGTGCCATATAACGATTAAACTTACCCTGAGTTGCATCCTCCAGTTTTTTTAAGTATTTAACAGGAATGCCTTTAGCCCTTTCCCATCTATAGAATGTGGCTGGCTGTACACCTAGTAAGTTAGCAGCTTCTATAGCACCACCATATTCCGCCTTTAATTCATTTAAAAATAAGTTCATAAAACCTCCTTAGGTAGAACTATATACCAAAACTAAATAAAAATTAAAAATATTTAAAAAAATTGTTTACTTTTGCTTAGATAGGTTTATATTGCTTATGTAGTCTAATTTTTTACAACAAATTGATGAAGGGAATTACAAATGGCACATGATTTAACACAACGCATTGATGGTACTTACGAAATGGCTTTTGTTGGTGAAACGCCTTGGCATGGTCTTGGTCAAGAACTAGAACAAGGTGCATCTTTTGACCAATGGCAAAAAGCGGCTGGCATGGACTGGTCTATACATACAAGTCCTGTTATGTACGAAACAGGAAATTGCAATCGTGAAATAGAAACATTAACTTTTACAGGACAAAATGTCTTGTATCGCTCGGACAATAACGAACCTTTATCAGTAGTTACCAATAGATATAAACCTGTCCAGCCTGTTGAGGTTTTACATTTTTTTAAGTCATTGGTAGATGAAAACGGCTTTAAATTACATACTGCTGGCACTTTAAAAGGTGGTCGCAGAATGTGGGCATTGGCTGAAACAGGCAATTTTGGTGAAGTTACGGCTGACGACAAAGTTGGTGGTTATTTACTTTTATCCACAAGCTGTGACAGAACTTTAGCCACAACTGCTAGATTTACCTCCATTCGTGTGGTTTGCAATAACACCCTAACAATGGCTGTTGGTGAAAATGCTAATACTGTGTCATTTAGCCACATACAAAAGTTTGACCACGAAAAAGTTAAAGCCAAGCTTGGTAATGCTGTAGGGGCTTTTGGTGCATTTATTGACATGGGTAAATACCTACAAAAACAACAAATGAATGTCCATGCATCTAGCCAATTCTTACTAAATCTTTTACGGCAGGATGATCAACCAAATGAATTGGTTTTGGCTGGCAAAAACTTTAATAAGATTTTGTCATTATTTGAAACCGAATCTAAAGGCAATGATTTAGTTGGTCATACCAAATGGGGAATGCTTAATGCGGTTACAGAATATGTAGACCACTTTGCTGGCAATTCTCAAGACAATAGACTTAACAATGCTTGGTTTGGTAATGGTGAAAGACTTAAAAATAAAGCTAAAGAATTATTGCTAGCGTAAGGATAAGGGGCTTGCCCCTTTTCTTTTCACTATGTAAAATAATTAAAAATATTTAAAAAAAACTGAAAAAACAGTCAAATGCGTGATATTATGCTTATGTGGTCTTTTTTAACAAGTGATGAAGGGAATTATTATGGTTATCAACAAACTTAACTCCTCTACCTATAGGGTAATTCTAGGTTCTGCCGAGGGTCAGACTTACTACATTCAAAAACGCAAAACTGGCACATGGGCTGTAGCTCAAAAAGGTGCAATTTTGGACTTTGCTCCAACTCGTGATCAGGCAATCAATGCCGCTGTGTCCATTTTTAAAGGTGTAGCAGCATGAAAAATCTTATTGCAGAACTATCAGTAATGGTCTTTTTTGGTGTTTTATTTGGCGCAATGTTTGCCTACGGACTTTTAGGAGGATTTTAATTATGGGTATGTCTAGACACGATGCTTATTACGAGCCTGACGATTATGACGACCGCTCAGACGAAATTGACGAGCGCACTTATGAACTAATGAAGGTTGGTGCTAAATACGACTACAAAACGGCTCAAGCAGTTTATGAATCTATGGGTGACCTAGATACAGACCAAGCTAATGCTTTGCAAGATGCAATTAATACCAACGATTATGAAATTATTGGCCGCAAAGTAATGATGTTGGCTATGGAATATATGGAACGCTTTGCCAAAGATGCGGCTGAAGGAGAAATTAATGACTGATGTAGCCAAATTAAGTCATGCTGAAATAGCTTGTTATGAAATGTACGACCAAATTGACGAAGTATTTTGCAGTTTGGTTGTATTAAAGGCTTTTTTAAATTCAGACGAATATAACAAATTCCATGCAGTAAGCATGATAGATGGGCTGGTTCGCCAGCTTATTAACAACCAATGCGACATGATGCAAACCGCAAAACTTGAATACTAAGGATAAAGTGATGAAAACTTTTAACGAATTAAGACTTATTAATGTAAATGAACATACCGAGAAAAAAGGCAAATTTACTTACTTATCTTGGACTTGGGCTGTGGACACTTTATTGCAAAACGACCCATCAGCCACTTGGACTTTTGGCGACCCTGTTTACTTTAACGAGTCAATTATGGTGTTTTGCACAGTAACTGCTATGGGTAAGTCTATGACTTGTCAAATGCCAGTTTTAAATAATATGAACAAAGCTATACCTAATCCAAATGCTATGGATGTGAATACAGCCATGATGCGCTGCTTAGTTAAGACTATCAGCTTATTTGGTATTGGTCTATACATTTACGCTGGCGAGGATTTGCCTGAAGAAGAACCAGTAGACTTAACAGAAGAATCCAATAAATGGATTGAAGCTATAAATCAATGCGAATCTTTATTACAACTTAAGGAAACCTATGGTAATGCCTATAAAGCCTTGTCCAAAGACAAATCAGCAGTCGAATCCATATCAATCGCCAAAGATGCTCAAAAAGCCAAACTGGGAACTTAAAGCCATGTTTGATTCCATTTTAAGAAAAGAAAAAGAGGCTCGTAAATGACTACATTTACCACCGAAGATCGCTTAAATGCGTACATAGGCGTTGAACAAGGCTCGGATGAATGGTTACGCATTCGACTTGGCAAAGTGACTGCTAGTGGCGTTGCTGATGTTCTAGCAAGGACCAAAAGCGGTGTTTCAGCTTCAAGAGGTAATTATCTTATTAAACTGGCTTTGCAACGAGTTACTGGGCAAATTGAAGATGGTTTTACCAGCGATGCTATGCAATGGGGAATAGATAATGAAGCCCAAGCTAGAGTAGCTTATGAAGTTAAATCAGGCAATTTTGTAGATCAAATAGCTTTTGTAGACCATCCTACGATTAAATGGTTTGGGGCTAGTCCTGATGGCATGATTAATCATGATGGCTTGGTGGAAATTAAATGCCCAAATAGCTCTACGCATTGGTCATACATTAAAGCTGGTGAGCCGCCACTTAAATATTACATACAAATGCAAGCGCAAATGGCTTGTACAAATAGGGAATGGTGCGATTTTGTATCTTTTGACCCTCGTATGCCTGACAGAAGCAAATTATTTGTAAAACGCATTATGCGTAGCAATGACTTTATTTCCGACATGGAAAGTGAAGTTAAAACATTTTTGGATGAAGTGGAAGTAGAAGTAAATCTTATGAAAGGCAATGCAAATGGCAATTAAATACTATGTAAAAGCGGCAATTTCGGAATATACAGACCAATCAGGTGCTAATAAAAAGCGTTATCAAACTATTGGCATTATTACGGAAACCAAAAAGGGCGATTTAATGATGAAATTAGAAATGATTCCATTATTAGGGCTTAAAGAAGGCACTTTATGGGCTTATTTAAATGTGCCTGAAGATAAACCTGAAGGTAAACAATCTAGCCAATCTTTACAACAAATTGAAGACGATGTTCCATTCTAAGGAGAATTACCATGTTTAAAAAAGCACTTGTATCAGCAGCAGTATTTTTTGTAATTGGCTTTGCTTATGCCCAGCAAGCTCAATGCTGGCAGCAATATGTTTGTGGTGGTGGCGGATGCCAATGGGTAACAATTTGCCGTTAAATTTTAAGGAGTAAGTGATGAAAAAAGTAATCGGAGCTTTTTTATTGGTTAGCTTGGCAGCTTGTTCAGGGCCAGGAGGAGTTAAATACAATACTGATGCTGCACCGCAAACGCTTTATATTGATCCTGCTGTGCAAGCTATGTCAAGGTCAGAAACCATTCAAGCCAGCAAAGAATGTGAAGCTGGCGGAATGCAGCCATTGATTATTTATGGCAAACGAAGAATAGGAAATTCAGCAACAAGTAATGATATTCCTGTGGAAGTTATTTGCACAACTCGCTGGGACTTGATACAAAGGAGCTATGCAAAGCATGACTAGAGAAAAATTGGCTTTTAGCTTGTTAAGGTTAATGATTGCCCATGATTGGAAGTTTGATGTGACTGAAAAAGATTGGGACAGTCAAGCTGTAGAAAGGGCTTTTAGGATTGCTGACCTATTTATTAAAGAAAGCGAGATTACAAATGTCTAATGACCATATTTGGACTAAAGCTGGAACTGATATTACTATTCGATGGAAAATGGAGGGCTGGACTCCTCCATCAGAACAACAGGAATATAAAGACAAGTGGCGATACTTTCAAAACTTGCCTTTGCGCCAGTTGGATGATGCTGCAAAACAGCAATATGAAGCAGTATTACGCAAAGCTAAAGTAGCGAGGATTAAATGACAGAAGAAAATATACCTTTTGCTGGCAACATGAAAGTTCCTTCAGATCCTTGTGAAGAAGCTTTCTTTGCACTTTATCCTGATTTTTTCTATGAAAAATCTACTTCTTTAATGCTTTGGACTCAAGCCTGGCAAGCAGCATTAGACCATGTAGAAAACAAAAAACCATTGATTCAGCTTATATGACGGCAGTTAAGCCAACGATCAAGGATGCAACAAGTAAGGGCTTTTTTGGCTTTCGACCTTACAAGCAGCAGTTGCCAAATTGATGCCGTTATTTTTTAGGATGAGCCTTATCCATAGGCTCTTTCTCATGTTTTCTTAGTTCTCTTTTAAGCTCAAAAACACCATTACGCAAAGTGATCATTTCTTTATCTTCACGCTTTTGCTCTGCTTTTGTTTCTTTGTAGAATTTATCAGCCATCTTATGCTCCTAATATATCCATAGCTTTATGGATTCGATTGATTCGGTCATCAAGTCCTATAACACCGCCATTGATCCGCTTGGTCATGGTAGTCCAATCTTCTGCATCTGCCAAGGCACTTAAGTTTTTCTTGTTCCAAAACCATCCAGCCGACATACAAGCCCATTCAGGTTCTAATAGAAGTTCAGGATGCTCTGCAAATGGCTGTCCTAGGGCATCTCCACACACAGTCACATTAGAACGGCCTGTAAGCTGTATAAGCCCTTTTCCATGAAACCGCCATCCATCACCATCCTGAGTGTTTCCAAGATCTGCCCTGCCGCCATAAACTTTATTGGCTATCTTTTCAGGATTTCTTTCGTATTTGGTAGCTTCTTCTATAGTAGGAAAGCGACTAGGCCATGTAGCCATTAGTCCTTTTGCGCTGTAATTTAAGTTTTCTTCTAGAGTTTTAAAATTATTTGATTCATGTCCACATTGCCCAATAAAGGCTGCTTGTCTTGTAGGAGTGTTTATTTGATATTTTTCAAAAGTATCATTTAATGGTTTTAGCCACTTTTTGTCTATTCCAAGGGCTTGTAACTGCTTATTTGTCATCTTCTGATTCACCTAATTTAATTCCAGCCACCAAGCCCACGAATGCACCAACCACCATTTGAAAAGCTGGTGTAACAGCCTTAAAAATTTCACTATTATCTATTGAGGAATCAAATAAACCTTTAAGCAATACGCTAACCATAGACAGCAAAATAATAGCCAAAGTAATAGTGGCAATAAGAGTTACCCAAAGTGCTACATTTTGCTTGTTCATTTTGGGCTTCCTCCAGGGCATCCTAGTACCCAATAATATTCACTTGATTGATTCATATTGTTTATAGCAAGATTCTAAAGAAATTCTTATTTCGTCTGCCCTGGCAGCTTCCCTGACAAGAAACTCTGCATCCTCGGCATAAAGGGCTGATCCGTTGCAACCCTTTCCAGTTGTGGCTTCTGAGGAACGGCTGGTACGCTTACGCAACTCGCTAACAGCATCAACAAGCTGAGTATTAATAACTTTGATTTGAGCATCTTTGTCTGTCCTTATTTTGTCGGCACTTGCTTGATATTGGTGTTCTTTATCTCGGATTGTTTTTTCGGCTTTGCTTTGCTGATAGGAACAACCATTAACAAACCCACCGCAAAATAAGGCCACAGCAACCATAGCAATAATGGCATAAATGTTTACTCCAAACATTACACAAGCCTTGGACTAAAAGCAAAAGTAGCAGGGTAATCAGCAATAAACGGCGCGTTAGTTGGGTCGTTTACATATTGTGGATCAACCAAAGCTCTAATATTCCACCCTAAATTTAAGTAAAGTGTCTTACCGAACATAGGCTTAAACCATACAAATTGGAATAATCCTTGTCCATAAACATACAAATAGCCAGGATGTGATTCATCACAATGCAAATCGCCTAAATAGCTGATACCGCTTGTGCCATGCAAATATTTGACTGCGAAGCCGTAAAAAGGATTGCGCCATAGCCATTGAACTCTAGACCACCAAGAATGACTGTGTTTTTCTTCCCAGCCATGATCGCCATCTAAACTGTTATCAGGAGTTTGCCACCATGAAATCCATTTGAATAGTCTTGACCCTGTTCCCCATTTAGTTCCGTTATCAAGCCAGCCATCTTGTTCTGATTTTAATAAAGCCAAAATAAAAGCTAATGGGAATGTAAGAATAGTTCCTACAAGATTAATTATTACTAAAAAAGGGTAAAGAATATAGTTCATCGTATAGGCCCTGTGGTTATAAATCGTAAGATAGCGACAATAATGCCTATAGCCACCAAAATAATGCCGTAGTATTTTTGGTCAATAATAGATTGCAAATAGGGGAAAGTGGCTTCTAATGCACCAAAAATAACCAATGCTAGTGAAAACCACATAGTTTTAGATTGGCGCATCCGTTTCATTTATGAAATAACCAACTTGAAATATAAGTTATAAATCCACCAATAATGGAAGCAACAGTCATTCCCATCCAAAAACCACCTTTGGATTTATTGGCAAGCTCTAATAGCTCTTTAATATCTCTATCCATAGAATCTACTTTGTGCTGCAAATGTTCCACTTGATTAACCAATCCACCAAATTTGAACATATCGAATTTTTCAAGGTCAGCCATGATAATGTCCATCAAGTTTTCATTATGTAGGCAAGAGAATAATACAAAGGTGTATTAGATCCTGCGCTTGTCATTACTCCTGATGAAACAAATCCGCCTGTTGCATTGACTGAGAATGTATTTCCTGATCCAACTACAAAGCTATCTTGTAAATTTGGAGTGCCGTTTGTTCCGTTACACAATACATATCCAGCAGGAACGGCAGTAATTGCTCCTGACCATACTAGAATAGCTCCGCTTGGCACATTGACCAGACTTGCAGATGATGGAATACCAGCAATATTATCGTATGTATAAAGAGTTACATTGGCAGCAGTAGCCAATACAAACTTATAAGAATAGGTGCTATTTAGCCAAATTTCAGTTGGAGCAATACCATTTACACCTAAAACGATAGGGTTTGGGCAAGCAATAGTTCCCTGATTGTTTGTATAGGTAGCTAATGGAGTTGTTGATCCTGCTGCATAGGTATATAACAGACCACCAGCCATAGGCAAAGTGTCAGCACCTATAAATGGTGTCATTGAGTTGCCTATTGGCGATAGTAAGACTGTCATTTTTTAATCCTTCAATATGTCTGAAATTTTATTGCCTTTTTTGTTTTGCTCTACACCAGCACCAAATTCAGTAGCTTTTTCTGCTTGTTTTTTATTTCTGCTTTTTTCCATAAATTGTGATCCTGCTCTAACAGCTTCACCAACAAAAGGAATATTTAAACTAGCTCCAGCAACCTCCGCCGCCGCTGAACCATATCTTTGAAGCATATTTGCTCCTGCTGGCGCAGTATTTGAAAAATTAACAAATGAACCTTCAGGAGTTGATTTTGTAAGCCTGGAAACTTCAGCATAATCCAACAATTTAACAGAATTTTCTTTGCCAAATAAAGGCTCAAGTCTGCCATTTAATTGTAAATCTTCAATAAAGTTAGCCATCTTCATTGGATTAAGATTGCCACTACCATCGGTAGATTCACGAATCATGTAATCCATAGTGCCTTGAGCAAAGTTTTGTTTTGCAACTGGATCTCTATTAAGAACTTCCATTGCTTGACCAAAGTAATCATTTTTAGATCGAAATGCCACTTTTGGAACAAAGTCTTTGCTGTCCAATCCACCACGACTTGCTTGACCATAAAAATCGTTACTCTTTTCAAGGTCACGATTTGATTTAAATAAACTTCTAGCTTCATCAGCAACTGCTTTAATAGAACCAACTTCATTAGCTAATGGTAAATTTTCTAATTCGTTTCTTACAACGCTTAAAGCATTTACAACATTTCCATCTCCACCTTTTTCGGCTTTTCTTGATTCTCTAGCAATAATTGTTCTAAGTCTTTCAAATTTATTAAGATTCATTTGTGATTTGCCATCAGCATAATCATCAATTCTTTTCATAATTTGAGCAGGAACAAAGTCTTGTATGTCCTCAAGATCCAAAGCTTCTCTTGCGGATTTACCAAAAGCTTTACCATCAATTTCAAGCTTTCCGCCGCCAAGTTGTTTTAATTCTTCGTATTTAACTTCTGCTAATTTATCGTTTTTCTTAATTAAATCATCAATAGAATTAATAGCATTTGTTGAATTTTCAACATAAGAAAGCCCTTTTACATCAGGAGTAAACTCATTCTTGTAAATCTCGGCTCTTTCTTTAAGAATTTGATTTTGCTCATTAAATTTAGAAACAAGCTGTTCTTTAATGCCTCTATCATTTCTTTCTTGAGAAATAAGGTTTGCATCTTGCAGGGCTTGACCTTCTGTAAGCTGTAATCTAGGATCTACAGATAAGGCTTTATTTTGTCTAGCAACTGCTTCAGGATTTACAGAGCCTCCAGCTTGCTCAATTGTGTTTACCTTTTGAGCTAATGCAGGATTAAGGGCAGGGGCTTGTTGTGCCATGACTACTGGCTGTCCTGTAGCTGGATCAAGAACTTCAACAGCTTTAGGTGCAATAGGAGCAGTACCAGGTGCGCCACCAGCCGTTACTGGTTGTGCTGGCTCTCTTGTTAAATTAGCTCTTGCTTGGTCAAATTGATTTCTTACATCATTAATAGCATTTTTAACAATTGGTTTGCCAACCTCATAAGCTTTACCACCTCCAAGAATGGCAATGCTATTCATCATGTTTGCCACATCTTCTTTTGGAAGCCCAGTTTGCTTTGATAGCCAATCTGCACCCTTGTCCATGTTTTCACCAATAAATTGATTAAAACGCTGGCTGGCTTCTTGTTTGTAAGCAGGATCTTCTGTAATTCCAAATACTTTACCAAATGGCTTGTCTAATGCACCTGATACAGTTTGTGCAATTTCAGCAGATCTTTCAGGGCTTGTGAAAGGTCTTACTACGGCTTGTGTTACATAACCAACCGCAGAAGGAATGGCAGAACCAATTGTTGTATCTAATACAGAAGCAACACCTTTGCCAACATCTTTCATAAAAGGACTATTAATTGCTTGTGATCCTATTGGATTTCTAGCAAAAAATTCTGTTCCTTTTAATACATTACTTGGTGTAGAAGATGCTTGTGCAGCAATAGATTCAGCTTTATACGGCTTTAATTCAGTTAATAGTGAATTAATATCGTATTCTTTAGCTCCACCAGTTGCCGCATCTGATGATTTAATATTGCTTAATAAATCATTGATGTCATATTCTTGAGCAGTTGCCATTATTGACCTCCATTAACCAGCTTTAGGAGAGTTTGTCTTTGCAATTCAAGTTCTTGTCGTTTTTTTAGCGGCATAGAACCAAGGTCTTTTTGCAAAGCTTTTATGTCATCAGCATCTAAATTAACTTTTCCTTGCCCTTCGCCAACAATAGCAATGTATTTCATCAAAGCTGGATTTTGAGCCAATTTAGCAAATTGATTGTTAAATTCAGCAACACGACCAAAATTAGGGTTTGCTGGATTTCCGCCATTATTAAGAACACCTTTGGCTTGCAATTCTTCAGTTGTAACCCAAGCATTATCTTGTCTAATTAAGTCCACTAATGCTTCTTTTTTAAGTTCTAAAGTGCCATAAGCCTTACGCTTGGCATCAGCATCAGCATCAGATTTAGGAGATAAATTTTGAACTCTTTGGGCTAAATATTTAGCCAACTCTTGTTCTTTTGCACTCAAGTTTTCTTGTCTAATTTTTCCAGCAATATAGCTTTGAACAGATCCAGTATTAACGCTTGGGTCTTTTAATAAAGTTAATATATTTCCGTTAATAGTTTTAACAGTAGGTATATGTCCAAATTCACTTCTTGGGTTATTAAACTGATCTTGAGCTTTAGCTACTGCTTGTTGAGTTTGTGCAACTCTAGCGTTAAAGTTTGCAGGAGATTCATTAGCACCTTGCGTAAGCTGATCGGATACTGGCTTTGCTCTAGGAGCTTGTGGATTAACTTGTGGCTGAACATTACCCTGTGGCTGAACATTTGTTCCTGAAGTTCCCATAGTATTTAATGGAACAGTATTTCCGCTACCAACTTGAGGCTGGCTGCCAGGCTGTCTGCCACCGCCAATAACAGTAGGTTGCCCTGTAATTGGGTTTGCAAATACTTGAGGAGTAATAGTTGTAGCTATTGCTGGCCCTGTTTGTGCTCCTGGAGCAACTCCAGTAACTGTTTGGTTTCCTGTTGCCGTAGGAACAATAGCACCACCCACATTAGTTAATGTAGATGCTGGATAAAGCTTATCCATTTGTGATTGAGCAGACAATGTAGAAGCTAAATTACTAGCCAAATAAGCTTGATAATCTTTTGTAGTTCCCTTTTCAGGCAACCCTTGTAATGCCTGTTTAACAGCATCAGGCCCTAAATTAAAATCTTTAGCGTGTTGAATTGTTGCTTGAATAATGTCATCAGCATTTAAATTAGGCTTTTGAAATAATTTTTGTTGTTGCTGTACAGCAGATTCTAATTGTTTTCGGTTGTATGCTAATTGTTCACCACCTAAAGCAACATCTGCCCTTTTAGTTCCTAATTGTGCTGTTTCAGATTCAGCTTTTGCTCTAGCAACATCTGCATCATAAGTTGCTTTTGCTTTTTTTAAGGCTTGTTGCTGCGTATCAATAGTAAGCATATTGCCCAAAGTGGACAAAAGGTTGCCGCTTGAACCGCCTAATTGAACATTTTGTGGGGCAGCAAATGCTTGCTGATTTACATTGGTACTAGGGGAAAATTCAAAAGCCATTTTTTTATCCTAATCTTATGTTCTTAAAAAGTCAGCAATAGAACCAAGACCTTGACCACCTTGATTGTATTGAGCAACTGAATTTTCAGCCGCCCTTTGACCAGCAGTAATGTTATTTCCAGCCAGTATGTTGCCTTGACCAGTATAGGTACTAGCCAAACTATTGCCTTGCCCAATGTTCATATTAGCCAAATTACCACCTTGATTGGCATATAGATTGGATAGAGCAGAGCCGTAACCACTTTGTATATTAGCCAAAGCCGTTGTAGGGGCAGCAGCCATGCTGGATGTGGAATTTAAATTACCAAAAATGTTATTTCTTTGGCTGTTAAAGTTTTCAAAAGCTTTTTGATAAGCATTTTGTGCAAAGTTTTGTGTAAAAGTATTTAGACCTTGCAGGGCATTGCCACTAAGCATACCACCACCAGTATTTGCCATAGCAGCAGCATTACCCTGGCCTTGCTTTAATTGAAAATCATAATTAGGAGCAAGATTGCTTTGCAAATCCTGGTTATTAAATTGTCTAGTGCCATAACCTGAAGAAATAAGATCACTCAAAGCATTATTAGAAGTATTAGCTACATTTCCATAAGACTGTAATGTTCCTGTGGCAACAGGATAAGCATCTCTAAGTGCTTGACCAGCATTAGAGTATTGATTATTAAAGTTGGTTTGTGCGTTGTTATAGCCAGCATTTAATTCATTTCTAGCTTGCCCATAGGAATCTTTAATAATGCCAGCAGCATTTGAAAAGCCCTGTTGCTGCTGTCTATTACCAGTATCAATACCAGCAATATTAGCTATATTTCCAATGACGGATGATATTGCGCCCATTTATTTCTCCTAGTGCCTAATTATCGGCTGTTGCAACAATTTAGTAAATACTTTATCCATTGGTTTGCATCCTAAATATTTAAAAATACTAGAATTATCGTAACCAACCTTGGTAGCGTATAAAACTAAATCCACTCCAATATCTTTCAAATAATCCTGTGCAAACTTAAACATTTTAATGCCGTTAAATCCTTTTCTGTATTCAGGCTTTAGGAAATACAAATCCTCATGAGCCGTTAAACAGTTTTTATAATGAATGTGCGGCATTACAAAAAACACTATATAACCCACTAATTCATCACCATCTTTAGCCGATACAAATACCAGCTTCTTGCTGTTATACAAAGATTCGTATGTGTCGTAATCTATGTCCAAACCAAAATCTTTTAATGTTTCAACTTCTTCATAATGCTGACCAATAATTGCCTTAAATTTAGGCAAATTTTCTATCCAATCATCAACTTTGTAAGTAATCATGGATTGTAATAAGGCACTTTATAGGGTTTACCCTCAATCGTAACATTCATAAATCCTACTGGATTAGCTGGCAAAGTAGCTGCCCCTGTAGTTGCAGTAGGAGATGATGTACCATTCATCAAATTTAAGAAGAACTGAATCCATGCTCTGCTTGGCCTATTAATAGGAGGAGCATCCAAAAAATCAGTTTGGGGCAAAGGATTTGCAGTATTTCCAGCAAAGATTTGATTGACAGCCATTAATTATCTCCTTGTGAGCCTTTTAGATTGGCAGAAATAATGACAGCTTTAATTGGGTCTGTCACTACAACCTCAAAAATTCTATCTCTAGCTGTTCCAAGCCTTCTCCACATTGCACGATGTCTATATTTACCTTGCTGTCCAATGTCTTGCCAATACTCTTTAGACCAAGTAGAGCCGCCATCATTTGACCAACGCAGCATAGCTTTAGGGTCAAATAGCACATCATTAGGTCTAATTTGACCAGCATAGCCTAAAACATAGATTTCTTGCAATTCTAATGTCAATGGCTCATCCAAAGGAATAGTGTAAGGATTGCCTAAATAAGTATTTCTATCTCTAGAAAAGCCTCCAGTTCCAACTCCAGGCTGGAACTGAATTTGCAATTCATCAAAGAATTGCCTTTGCAGATCAGCAACCAAATGAGGAGCTCTACGCAATCTGCGTATTTCATCGCCATTATCTGTGTAAACAGATTGGTCTAATTGGTATAGGTTGCCATTTTCCCAATCACCTACAACTACGATTCCTTGGAAAACAGCCGCACAATTACTGCGATGGCGATGGTAAACATTGTTTTGATCTACCCAAAGCCATTTGTGCCATAAGCCAGTAGTAAAGTCAAAAGCCCAAGTAATGTCTATTGTAGGAAAACTAACGACATAAACTTCATGTCCTTCTAGCTGGTATGTGTAAGCTATAGCATCAGAAGTATATTGATCTAAAAGGCTGTTTTCAACGGCATGAGTAGAAATACGCTGTGGTGTATAGCCATTCATCAAAACTATCTGATTTAAGCCACGAATGTTTTGCGAAACATAGGCAAATGAAGATCCTACTCTAGCTACTGAATATGGGGCTACGATACCTTGTTGAGTAGAGCTTCCAGGAATCCTTTGATAGGCTAAAGGAAATGTGCCTTGGTCATTCCAAACTTCGGTAGATTTTTCACCTAAAAGATAAAGCTGACCATTGTTGGCTATTAAAGACACCAAGTTATCAGGAGAAGTGAATTTGCTACCAAAGCTCAAAGGCTGTGTAATAGGGCTTAAAAGGTCAGAAACAGCAAATTGCTGGCTTTCAGGTCTGCTGTAGATAAAGTAATTGTCATTAACATCAACTACAGTACCGCCTTCAAAAGCTCCATCTGTGGATGGCAGCACAGTAAATTGCTGTGCATACATTGTTCTTGAAGAAAGAGTTAATGATCCACCGCTTAAAATGTATGTTCCAGCACCACCAGTACCAGTACCTAAAGCCGTAATAATTGTTCCTGTTGGTATTCCTGCACCAGTAATAGTTGTTCCTATGGAAATAGTTCCAAAAGAAACGGCAGAAACTGTCAGGGTTACAACTGAACCAGCAGTTGCAATAGAACCAGTTAATACTGTATTGGCGGCATCAGCATAAAAAACCTCTGAAGGAATATTTTGCGAATTATTAACAGTCCAAGTATTTCCTGAACCAGCAGTAATAATTGTGCCTTCCAATACACCTACACCATAAATTTGCGATCCAACAGTTATAGCACCTGATGTTACGCTGCTTACATTTAATGTTGTTCCTGAGATTGATCCATTGAAAGTAGTGCTATCAGGAGAACCAATTAACCAAGAATAACGATTTGCACCATCTACGATATAAACATAGATACCATTATCAGTAATGCTGATAGGGCCTGTAGTGGTTAAAAGCTGACCAATAATTGCAGATGTTGCATTGTAGGCAACTGAATAAACATATTGACCGCATACAGCAATTAATTGTGAGCCTCCTGAAGATATAGTTCTAAGACCACGAACAGGCTCATCAGGCTGTAAATTGGTTAAAAACTTTAAGCCTGGAGTTGGATAAAGGGCAACAACACCTCTTTCTCCTGGCTGTTTTGTAGGATCTACTTCAGGCCGCCAATTAATACATTCTTGGTCATTTTGATAGATGGAAGGGGCTGTGTAGGATGCTCCTACAAATCCAAAGTCAGCCATTATCCTGTAAATCCACCAGTTAGAATCCAACCAGCATCTCTAGCTCTACCTGAAAGCATTGCATCAGGATAACTAGCAACAATAACTGGCTTCATATTTGTGCGTTTTAAAGTAGCTTTTGCTTGAGCAGCATACGCATTAATCATGCCAATTTGAACTGTAGAAACTTTGCCGTACATAGGCATCATTCGTTCAGCTAAATTCCAACGCAAAGCCATCGAATAGCCTTGTGGAAATACCAAATCTTCATACAAATTGTCATAAGTGCTAAACAAAGTTTGGGCAAATATGTGCATTTCTCCTTGAGAAGGATTAGGCCATACAGTTACATTGCCTGAATCTGCTCCAGGATTAAAGTAAAGAGCTTTAGGCCAAGGGCCATTTAAACTTTTTAATCCAATTTGATTGTAATTGTCTAAAGCTAAAAGGCTAACTTGATAATCTAATCCGCCATTCAAAATAGGCTGACCATTGCTGGTAGTGTTTACCCTTACAAAAGCACTATCAATACCTAATGGCTTTTGATAGTAAAGGGTAATAGGAATATCGGTTACAGAAGCACCCATAGTGGTACTAGCAACAGTTTGGCTTGTGCTTACTGTGTATGTACCAACTCCACCGCTTGCGCTGATTACAGAGCTTATAGTCGTTCCTGAAGTAACTCCTGTGCCTGTAAGAGTTGCCCCTGCTCCAATATAACCAGCAGAAACAGCAGTTACAGTTAAAGTAGTTCCTGAGATTGAGCCTGTAAATACGGCTGGAGGAGTAGTTGCATCATTATTAAGCCTGTAAGTACCAGCTTCGTTTACATTGCCGCCAGCACCAGTTAAAAACTCAACAATCTTGGTATTTACACCATTAACACCAATACCGCTTAAAGTTTGCCCTTGGGCTACTGCACCAGTAGTAACTCCAGTTACAGTTAAAATTTTGCCTGAAATTGAGCCTGTAATGGAAGCACCAATGTAATTTGCCGTACTAGGATCAGGGCCAATAGTGTATTGAAATTGACCTGGAATGACAGGAAATACAATTTCTGTGATGTTATAAACCATCATGTTCTCATTTGACCATTGGTCAATAAGATCATTAAGCATTTCTAAGCCATCTTGAGCCGCTTCAGGAGTTGGAACTTCACCAGCTTCTAATGCTCCAATGTCTTTTAAAGCTCTTGAAATAATGTCTATAGGCTGTGTCATATTATTCCACTAAATTTTTACTGTAAATGTAGGCTTAATCCAAGGCTTTTTGATAGTATTTTGCTGATTTAAGCTGGTTAATTGCTTTTCTAAATTACTTTCAATAATACAAGATTCATCAATAATTGACTCTTTTTTTATCCAATCAATAATGTCTTTTTCAATGGTCTGATCTATTACTTTGTGGGTTTTATCTTTAAAAAACCAGTTTCCTTCGGTTGTAACAGAATTAGATTCATCAGAGGCAATTACTCTGTATTTCACTTGAGCTAATGCCTCTGATTCTTCAATTAAATCTAAAATAGACCATTTAAAAGCTATCATCCTGTGTATGTTCCTGAACTTGAATAGACCAATACAGTATTGTCACCAACAGTTGTAATTGTTGGAGAGCCAGTAGTTGTTCCTGAATAGCTTGCAGTTGGAACAGAAAGGATTACAACACCTGATCCGCCATTGCCAGGATTAGAAGTGCTTTGTGATCCACCGCCTCCTGCTCCACGATTAGCTGTTCCTGCTGTAGCTGAACCTGAACCTGAAGAACCATTACCACCAATTCCGCTACCGCCTGTACCGCCTACTGGAGTTCCAGGAGAACCAATAGATGCTCCACCGCCACCAGCAGCATAATAAAGAACGCTTCCAGTAATATTTGAAGTTAAACCAGCACCTCCGCTACCGCCTGAATAAGAGCCAGCATTACCTCCGCTACCGCCAGCACCGCCTCCTCCACCAGCAGCAGTATTACCATTTCCGTCTACGAATACGCTAGTTGTTCCTTGTCCGCCACTAAAGCCTTGACCTGACACTCCAGCACCGCCAGCAGCACCAGTTCCAGTTCCTGAATTGTCTAAACCGCAACCGCCACCACCTGATCCACCAGCACCGCCAGGACTAGATGCTCCGCCACCATAACCACCGCCTGAAGCAACCAAAGCAGTAGCAAGACTTGAATTAGAACCAGCACTTCCAGGCTGCCCTGTTCCGTTATTTGCACCACCAGCACCAATAGTAATTGTGTAAGAAGTGCCTACAGTTAATGCAACAGTAGATACCAAGAAACCGCCTCCGCCACCGCCACCACCTGAATAATTCCAGCTACCGCCTGAACCACCGCCAGCAACAGCTAAAGCATAAATGTTGTAGTTTGGAGGAGTTGTAGACGATAATTTTATCCATTGATTTCCTGCATAAGCCTCAATATAGCCACTTGAATCTGTGTTATATCGAATCATGCCGTTTACAGGGGAAGAAGGTCTTTGAACAGTATTACCTACAGATAGCAAAACTGCACCAGTAGATGTAAATGCTCCTTGACCAGTAACAGTTAGATTATTAACAGTTAAGTTATTGCTGCTATCAGTAATTAGCAAAGTACCATTTTCGGCAGGAAGCGTTACAGTTACATCACTTGCTGTATCAGCATTAGTTAATGTGACTGAGCCGCCTGATGGCCCTAAAAATATTAAATCGGACATAATTTATTCCTTAAATAGCAACCCAAGATTGTGTAGCTTCATTCCAAGAGTATTGTTTTCCGTCTGTTGGCATAGCTACTGGAGCTACCCAAAGATAACTATCTTGATCTAATGTCCAGCTTGGATAAGGCTGTGGTGCAGCAAATCCTGTGCCATCGTATGTATAGCCAATTCCAGCATAGTTTTTGTTTAAAGCAACTCCGCCATCAGGCTGACCATCAACACCATAATGAACACCGCCTCTAGTGTTATAGCTAGTCTGAACCCATCCATGACCGACAGCACCACTATCAATAAAATCTTGATCGGCTACGATTACTTGGGTTACTACTTGATTTTCTATTTTAGCGAAATGTGCCATATTGTTTCCTTATCTTGCGTTAGCGTATTTAAATGGGTTTTCAGCAAATGCCATGTATATGTAAGTGCTTCCGTTTTGGTTGTAATCAGAGCTAGTTGTTCTTAATTTGAAGCCATTTGATAGAGCATCAATATTAATTGTTGTAGCTTCTGCCGAATTACTATTAGGATACAAAACAGAATTCATAACATTGTAAGTATTTCTTGATGTATCTTGTGTAACCCAATAACTACCAGCAATTGATGAAGATTTAATCATTACAAATTTAGGTCTAAAACCTGTATATACAAAAGTACCATCAGTAGAGCCATTTCCTGTATAACTATTAAATTGACTAAAGCCAGCTATTTCTGCCCAGCAATAAGCTACAGCAGCACTATTAGCAACTAATGTTACATCGCCTCTAATTCCAAATACTGTCGAAGTGGGTAAAGCATCGCCCCAAATTTGACTTAATGTAGTTAAAGCACTTGTATCATTTAATCTTAAAAACTGGTTTACATTGGTAACAACGGCAGAAGAATAAACAACCCAATTTGATTCTGAGGCTGAATTTTTTACAATTATTAATTTAGGTGTAACTCCTAAACCATGACCAACTGTTCCATTGGTATTTACACCAGTAGCTGTAAAGGTAACAATACTAAACCCAGCAGTAGCATTAACACTTACTGTGCTTGTTTGAGAACCAGCAGTATTAGTTGATGTAGTGCCTTGTCCAGCTTGCCATTGCCATGCAACATAGGTGTAACCTGATTCGTTTTGCCAGTAAGCTGGCGCACTACCATTTGCAAGGGTAAAGCCATTGCTATTAAGTGTTGTAATTCCACCTTGAGATGCTGGCAATACTGCACCACCCACATTTTGTGCGTAAGTAGCATCAGAATAAAGGTTATTGTAATAACCACTTGTCTGCCCACGAACAGAATCGCTAAGAATATTTAAATACCCTGATGCTGGATTTGTTCTTGATTTAGTCCACACCAAGTCAGGCTTAAATCCGCCAGCATTAACAATGTTTTGCGTAGAACTTGTGCCAGTATAAGTAGTAGCATCCATTACTGTCCGACCATTAGGAATTGCGTATGTAGTTGGCATAGTCTTATAGGTTGTAAGTGTTAAGAGCTACAAAGCCTGTAGGAGGAGTATAGACAAATGGTTGCTGACCAAAATTAATTGTTGGAGCATCAGCAGCAGATGAACCAGCAACAGCCGAAACAGGAAAATAAGTAGCCGTTGTTAATCCAGTAAATGCAACACCCTGGCTTGTATTATTTTTGTAATAAGTAAGCGTTCCAGCATCAGCATCAAAAGCAACACCAATTAAATCGCCTGTTGTATAAGTAGCTCCGTAAGCTGTTCCCACATTATTATTGTATTTATTGCCGTTGTATTGATAGCCCCATCCGTAAGCATCAGTTCCAAGACCTGAACTTGTTGAAGCTGCCTGTGAAGTTGCAATGCCTACAGAAGCTGCTGGAGTATTTGATGTGTAAATCCATTCAAAATAATACTTACCAGTTGTAGGATAAGCCATTGATGCACGATTTACTGTCCAGCCTGAACTAGAGTAAACACGCAGATTTCCATTGTCTACAGTAGCATTTGTGCCTTTATCCAAAGGATTTATAACTGGATAATTAGCTACAGTTGCACTTGTTAATGTAGGAACATCAGTCATTGGATCATAGGTTGCACCAGCAGTTACGCTAATGTTATTAGTAGCCCAGTTGTTACCCATTGGGCTAAAGTCATAGCCTAAAGTAGTTGTGGATGCTGTATTGCTAAATGGCAAATAAAAGCCGTTAGTGCCGTATGAACCAGCATAGGTAATTGGTTGCCATACTCCATAGCTATTAAATGTACCAAAGCTATTAGGTGTTAATGCTTGACCATCTATAAATTGAACATTGCTTAAATAACCATCAAAATTACCTGCTGGCATTGTTTGATTTAAATATCTAGCAATATAGTGACCAGCTACTGAGTTAAATGCTGTATCTGTATTTTGAGCCAAATAATCACTTCCAGTAAATGTTTGCTGAACACCATTCACATATAGTTTAGTTCTATTAGATGCTGTTGCTTGTGTAGTGTCCATTGCCAAAACAACATGATACCAAGCTGAAGGATCACGAAATACTGCGTTGGTTGTTAAACCTGATGCCTGACCAGCCCCATAAAAACGAATAGTATCGGCAGAAAGAAACGCAATAGAATCTTCATTCCCACCTGAAGCAACCGATTCAAGAGCTTGTAATGAACCCAAAACACCTCTTTTAACCCAGCCACTCCATGTCCAAGTTTTGCGATTGCCTGTTGTTGTTGGAGTGCGAGATAAATAAGCGGAATTGCTTTGACGGAATCTTAAAGAATTGCCAATGTAAGTTAATGGAGTCAAGTAGCCTGAACTTGTGAAAGTATGGATTACATTGCCACCAGCTAGAGTTACTGTGCCACCAGCCATTTGCTGAGTAGAGCCAGGGTAACTAATAATTACAATGCCTGAACCGCCAGCACCGCCTGAAATATATCCGCCTCTTGATCCACCACCGCCTGAACCTAAATTGGCAGTTCCAGCAGTTCCAGCACCAGTACCTGATCCATCACCGCCTCCGCCAGTACCGCCAGTTCCGCCAGTTCCAGTACGGCCTGAAAGATAAAATCCAGCACCTCCGCCTCCACCGCCAGCATAGGTTACGCTACTGCCACTTATTGAAGAAGCTGCGCCATTTCCACCATTTCCACCTTGACTTGTAGATCCTGCACCACCTACAGCACCAGCACCGCCACCGCCTCCTGCACCAGTATTTCCTGCACTTGTGCCAGCACCACCAGCATTACCTTGGCTAGTAGTAGCAGATCCTCCAGTTGTAGTAGTTGCTCCACCGCCACCGCCACCTGAACCACCAGTAGCTCCATTGTCGCTAGAGTTTGTATATCCACCGCTACCACCACCTACTGAAGCTGTGGCATAAGCACTAAATACAGAGTTTGAGCCTGAAGATGCTGCTGTAGCACCGCCAGCACCAACTGTAACCACATATATTGAGTTTGTATCAACATCTAAATCTGATCCTGATAACATTCCTCCTGCACCACCACCACCAGCAGCAAATCCACCTGAAGTATCAGTTCCACCAGCACCACCACCAGCCAATATTAAATAACTTACTGTTAATGTGCTTAAAGGAACTAAGCTGCCTGAAGTTGTAAAGGTATGAATAGTTGAGCCGCCAACAGATGTGACTATACCGCCACCAAATTGTTGCACTCCAACATAAGAAATAATTACCACTCCTGATCCGCCATTACCGCCACTAGGAGGAGTTCCGCTACTAAAACCAGCAGCACCATTACCACCATTTCCTAAACTAGCAGTTCCAGCAGTACCTGAAGCTGCACCTGAACTTGCTCCTCCAGTACCACCAGTAGAATAAGTTACAGATGAACCTGAAATACTTGATGCTGTGCCTGTGCCTCCAGCACCTCCTGTGCCTGTGCCGCTACCTACTGCACCACCAGCACCACTTGCACCTCCGCCTCCGCCTCCGCCTGTGTTAGAAGCATCTGTGGAATTTCCGCCAGCATTGCCTTGCCCACTTGGAGAAGCTGAACCGCCAGTTGCATTTGTATCTGCACAACCACCACCGCCTGATCCGCCTGAAGCAGCAACCTGGTTTGAAGTTGCACCTGATCCGCCACCAGTTGATGTGACAGCATTGAATACTGAGTTAGATCCGTTTGTAGGCTGAGTTCCTGTAGATGGATAAGCAATTCCTACTCCACCTGATCCACCAGCACCAATTGTAACTGTATAAGTTACACCTAGGCTTAAAGATGTTGTTCCAGTTTGATAACCACCAGCACCTCCACCGCCCATACCTCTTGAATTTAAATTGCCAAAGTTTTGTCCACCACCTCCGCCACCAGCTACGATTAAATAAGTAGCATTAACTCCAGCAGCCCCAGCACTAAAGCCAAAGGCAGATAGACAAGCAGTACCAAATTTGGATAAACGAGGCATTTATGAGAATTTAGTTTGTGAGGCCAATACTGTGTAAGTAGCTGACCCAGTTTTAATAATGACATAGTTATAAACATCAACGGCACTTGCGTTTCCGCTTGTAGGAGCAGAACCTTGCCATTTTGTAGTAACACCTGAAGTAGTGCCATCAATCTGAACAGCAGAGTTGTAATAAGCAGTAGCACCTTGAGTTACGGCAAAAGACAAACAAAGTGTATCGTTTGTAGCCATTACAGTATTCAAAGAAGTGCCGCTAGAGCCCCTGAAATTAACAGTCCAGTTAGCTGAAGCATTGCTTGTGTAATACAAAACTGACTGAGTTGTTACATCATAGTTAATAGTGCCAGTTGCAGCAGTAGCTGAAACAGTTGAAGGCTCTGCAATGTTTGGTGTTTTAAACCCATAAGCACTTGATGTGCCAGCCATATTAGCTGAAATAAGGCTTAAAAGACCAGTAGAAGGGTTAATGCTAACCTTTGTAGAACCAGTATTAATAGTAGAAATACTACCGCTTGTGGCACTTGTAAAGGTTAAATAACGGCTTGCATTGGTTGTTGTGTCATCCGCAACAGTAATGCCAGTAGCGGCAGTAGTCCATGTAGGAGCAGAAGATCCATTGCTGGTTAAAAACTGACCAGTTGTGCCATTTGCTATAAAAGCTGTAACTCCAGCAGCACTTTGATAAGGAATTTGACTTGCAGCACCACCAGCTAATGCAGTAGATAAAGAAGCAGTTCCAGTTACATTACCAATAAAGCTTGTTGCTGACAATGCGCCTGTAGACGGATTAAAGATTAACTTTGAAGAAGTAACATTTAACGCAGTTGTATTACCTGAATCAATATCGCTAAAAGTTACATAATAAGAATCGTTATTAGTCGTATTATTAATGCCAAGACTTGTAACTCCACCTACAGTAAATGGAACTCCTTGACCTACAAAAGTGTTAAAACTTCCATCTTGATTAAAGTAAGCCTGGACAGGAAGTAGATTTTGAACTGTAGAATTAGCTGGACTTGACATAATTTAGCCTTAACTTGCAGTATGCAATATAGAATAATTCAAAGAAACTGCTTCGCTATACGCATTATTTGTGCTGTTTTTAATTACCACACTAAATGAACCATCACCAATAGAAGCAATAAATACATTATATGCACCCAATGTGCCGCCTGAAGCAATAGAACAAATTACATTATCATCTGCACTTATTGAGCTATTTGTAACAATAAAAACAGCTTGTGCAGAAGGAGCTAATTGACTGCTTGCAGTAACAATTTTTCCTGATGAAGTGTTTATTGTCACACCAGTAGATTTGTTATTTGTTTGCGTTACAGTAGCAAAGTTTCCTGAAGCATAACCAATAGTTGAAGTCGCTTGAATAACTTCCGCAGTAACAGTTGTGGCATTGATGGGGCAAGAAATTTCATTTCCACCCTGCCCAAAAAGACCTAAACAGTTGCCATCTGCATCATATTTAGCCTGAACTGGCAATAAATTAGTTGAACTAGTGCTTGCAACTTGGTTTGAGCTCATTAGTTAATTCCTTCACCTGGAGTAATTTCTACAGATGCTGCGCTTGCAATAAACCAAGCATTAGGAGGAATTCCAGCAAAAACAGCTACTCCGTTAGCAGGAATAGACAAAGTATTTGCAGAAGGAACACCAGCAGTAGGAGCAGTAACGACAGGAGTAGAAGTGCCATCAAAAGGTTCTTGTGGTTGCCAGCTAATGCGTACAAGGCTAGAAGTCAAATTAACAATACGATAGCCAGTTGGATACATATTGTTGCTAGTCGTAACTTGAACAGCAGATGTGCCGACCAAATAGGTAGATCCAAATGGAGTAAATGCTGAGTTATACATTCTTTTTTCCTTATAAAAAGGTCAATTCATTATATGTTATTTAAGAAAAAAAGCCACGCTTTTTGGGCATGGCCTTTTCCTTTTACATCAGCTTTATTTAAGCAGATACGCTAAAGTCGTAACCATAAACATAAACATCAAAAGTCGCACCAGCTACAGCAGTAGTTAGTGGAGCAGTAACATTTAAATAGAGGTTTTGAACAGTTGTTGCAGCAGTTTGTGCAGTAGGAGCAACCAAAGAAACACCTACAACAGAAGCTAAGTTAGCGGCTGTAATTGCACCATACAAGCTAGAACCGCCTGAAGTTGTTGCTACACCCATAGCTAAACCAGTAGGTGTAACTGCTGCACCTGACAGATTTAGGTTAGTAACGATCAAGCTTTGTGGCAAAAATACAGAGCTATTAACTACTTGCATTGGATAGCTTGCAATAGCGTTAGCGTTTACATTCTTAATAGTAGCGATCAAGCGCAGGGTTTGGCTTGTCGTTACATTTGAAGGATGCGAACTAGTGGTAACTGCTGGGCCTGGATTAGACATAATTATTTCCTTTTAAATATTTAAAAAGGAAGGGCTTTCGCCCCTCCATTATTAAGCCGCAACTCGGCAAGCAAGTTCTTGATAGAGTGGGGCCCAGCCGTACAGCACATCAACTCGAGTAGGAATAGAATCGTTGTTAATGGTGTATTGACGAACTACACGCATTGACAGACCAATTTCCTTGTCTGATGCACGACCAGCAAAATGAACACCTTCAGGCAATTCCAAGTCAGCCATAGCCAAAGTAAACGCATTTTTGTGCATTACGATGTTCTGTGGAGAAACTACACCTGATCCGCTTGCATTGTATTGGCTTGCAAAGAAGGCAACAGCAGCAGTAGAGCTAGTTGTAGGAATTGACACATTTTGGAACTGACCGCCTGAAATAACAGCAGGAGAAACAGTAACAGAAACGCTAGAACCTGAAGCAACTGAAACAGCAGATTTAACTACGAATGAACGCAGTTTGTTTGTGCCGTAAGCTTGACGATTCTGTGGGTTTACTGCATATACACCAGCAATAGTGAAAGTGTCACCAGCGTTCAAGTTGATAGTACCAGTATTGGCGGCTGTCAAAGTGATTGTGGACTGTGAAGCCCAGCCTGATGTCAAGAAACCAGTTGCAGTTGTAGTGTTTACAGATGCTGTAACAGTATTGGTTGAAAAGTTACCAAAAGTTTGTGAAACGATGTTTTGGTCAAGCTTCCAGTTCATACCGCCTGAATCACGACCCATCAAGCCCTTGGTGTATTGGCTAGAGATTTGAGTTGTAGGAACAAACAAACCTTTTAAGCTGTCTACGATAGTAGCTGATGTGAACGGCTCAACGATACAGCTTCTACGACCATCACGAGGTGCACCTTCAGAATCCAAGTAAGCTTGGGCATTCAAATAAGTGAGCAAAGATGTTGGAGGAGTACCAGCAGTACCAACGATGTTAGCTGTGTTCAAGTTAGCAGTAGTTGTGCCGTCAAAGTCAATTTTGTTGGCAATAGCAGCTACGGCTGGCTTCAGAATACGATCAGAGAACATATCCAAAGACAAAGCTAAGTCTTGAGTTGTGAATTGTGTATCCACATGGAACTGAGTTGAAAGAGTTACAGGAACTGAAGTTTCGTTCAAGTCCTCAACATTCAAAGCAGGGCCAGTAGTACCAATGAAACGACCAGGTCTACGGACATTGACTGTTGCGCCAATTTTTGCGCCAACTACAGCAAATTGGTCATCGTAGTTACGATCTACTTCAGAAGAAAATGTTAATTCGTTTTCGAGAACCATCAACGCTTCGTTGGTGATTTTCGAGATAGTTAATAGCGTATTTGCCATGATTTAAATCTCCAAAAAAATTAGGTTTATCAGCGTATCCGATTAGCTTTTCGAGCAGCTTTCCATTGGGCATATGAGCCGTAGAATTCACCATTGGTGTCTACAAGCACATCTGCTCCAGCAGATTTACCACCCTTTAATGGGCTAATTGGTGCTGGTGCTTTACTTTGAGTAACAGTTTTTGCTTTAACTTCAGGCTTTTCATCTTGGGCCTCAAATCTAGCTTCCAAACGACCAATCTCTTTAAGAGCTTTGATAGCTGGCATTTTTGACAAGGATTCAGCGTATTCATCATCAGAAGCCAAGTGGTAAAGGATTTGTGCTCCAACATCTGATTCAATGATTGCATCACGCACAGCATCACTTACAACTGTGGTGCTACTGGCTACAATTTCATCAAAATCAGGCATAGAACTCTTTGCCTTTGCTACTTTTTGATTCCAATTCTCAATTACTTTATTGCGTTCTTCATCAGCTTTACGCTGTGATTCGGCAATGTCCCTATCTCTTAATGCTTTTTCAGCACTCCATTCCGCTAATGCTTCTGCATATTCAAAAGCATCATTGAACTGGCTTGCTTGTGGCTTGTCATCAACATTAGCTGTTTGGGCTATAGGTTGAGGATTTGCCCTTGCTTCAACTTCTCTTAAACGCTGTTCTAAGGCATTTGCACGATCTTCAGCTTCCTGAGCTCGCTTAGTTACTTTAGAAAAACGCTTTTCTAACTTGTCTTTCGGCTTTTCTGATTCCTCTGCTGCATCCTCTGCCTTCGGTTCACTCGAAGATTCCTCAGTCCCTGGCTCTGAATCAGCGTTTTCCTCTACAGGAGCATCAACTGTTTCAGCCGCAGTTTCTTCAGGAGAATCCGCTAAACCTAATCTTTCTGCATAAAATTCTGCCGCATTACCACTAGTTACTACATTGCTTGCTTCTCTTACTTCATTGACTTCGGCCATGATTTCTCAAGCTCCTAGTTATTACCACCGATTAAAATACTAAATTCTTTATTTGTCAATTATCTTCTAATAATGACTTAATTTCATCTTGATGCTTTTTAAGCTCATCAGCGGTCATTCCGTCATAAATGCTTTTAGGCTGGTCAGGCTCATATTTCTTACCAGCCCTTTTAGCCAATTCTTTCATTTTCCATTCCAAGACATTACTTCCAGTTAATGTAGGCATATTTTCTCCGATTAAATTGCTCTTTCAATAGCTTCTGTATCTGCTGCTCTTTCTGACCTTTCATCAATCTTAGACAAGATAAGGGCTAATTTAGCTTTCATGCGTTCAATTTCAAGCCTTGTTTCGCTGTCAATAATAGTGTCATGTGCTTTAGCTTCGACTTGCATCTGTGAATCAGTCATACGAGCATCAATATCCATCTGCTTACGAGCAGTTTCGGAAGCTTGTTTTTGTTCTTCAATCGAGGCACGATACTTCATATCCATCTGCATAGCTTGAAGCTGCTGCTGCAAATCTTGGATAACTTGCTGGCTTTGAGCCAACTGCATCTGAACTTGTGGCGGAATATCTGATTTATCGTCAATCTGAGCCAATGGATTAGCGGCAGCCAAACGATCTGCAATAATGTCTGCACCTGGGAAGTCCATATTTCGGAACACCAAATCGCCAGCTTGCTTCATCAAATCAGGATCTACACCCATCATGCTAATCATGGATTCAACAGCTTCCTGTCGCTTAGAGTTATAGCCAGGGCCTGTTTCCATAACAATGTCGTATTCGCCAACAGTTACATCATTAAGGATGGTTTCAACACCCATCTCATCCATAGCTTTTTGATTGACATTAACAATCTCGCCCTTGCCATCATCTCCAATAATGCGTAAAACTCTTTCGCTGTCATAAACATGAGGAATCAAGTCAAGGATAATGCGACCAGTTTGCTTAATAGAACGAGTTAAATTATCGTAATAATGATAATTAGTCATGTCAGTTTGCTGCTGCTGACCTTGAATTGCTTTGCCTGACTGATTACCCTGTGGAAGCATAGATGGATCATAGATACCCACTACAGCCATCAAATCGGCATTTAATCCTTCTAAAGCTGTAGCAATTCCCATTGGAGGAGCTTCAGGCTGCAATCTTTGCGGAGCAGGAGCTTCTCTGCCTTCACTATCTGTTTGCTTGTAACGCAATACAGGCATAGATTTAATGTTAGCTTGCGCCCACTCATCTTCATGGCCTTCATCTTGGCCTTCAGCCAATAGCCATTTAGCTTTAGGAGCAAGGGCAACAGATTCTGTAAGGGCAGTAGACCAAAAGTTATACATCCTTTGTGGATCTTTAGCCATGCGAGTAAGACCAAACTTCTTCTTCTTGCTATCAACAATGAGTTGCTGACCATAAACAGGCACAACTGGAATGTATTTACCAGCCCAATCTCGGCTTTCCAAGATTTGCATACCAGTAAGTTTTACCCATTTAATCTGCTTTTTAACTGTAACCCTGCGGCTTACTTCATAAATACCAGCAGCCAACATAACATCCTGGCTTGGCATTTCATCTTCATAAACAGTAGTGCCATCGCTTAAAAGCACCAGTTTTGTATGCTTATATTCTGTGTAGAAATACTCGGCAATCCGAATATCTTCTTTTGTGATCCATTCTGATTGGCTATCGCCTGTGCCTCTAGGTGTAAATCCTGCATCAGTTTCCGCATCAGGATACATCTTACGGAAAGCTTCTTTGCTTACAACCTCAGTAATTAAGCACTTTTCGGCATCTGAGCCATCAGGCTCATTGCTATTAGGATCAAAATAAACCATAAAAGGATTTTCAATCCTCTTGATGTAAATCTCCTGATCGAATGAGTCAGGTCTAACATAATCAGTAGTAATGCGCCAATAGCCCCAACCCATGCGAACAGCAAAATCAAAAGCATTGTCATAAGCGGCATCAGCATCAGATTGCTCCTCTACATGGCGGCAAATGCCAGTAATGATTTGAGCCATTTTCTCATCGGATTGAGTATTCATTCCATGAGCTTTGATTCTTGGTCTTTGCTGTCTTTGGCTATTAGCAATTTGACGGCAATACGCATCAATCTTATTGATGGTCAGATAAGGTCTAGATTCAAGCAAACGGCTGTTTTGTATCTCTACAGGCCATTGATCTCCACCAGCAAACTTTAAATCATCTAAAGCTTCAACACGATTATTGGAGTCATTATCAGAGCAAAAGCGCAGGAATTCCTTGGCTTCATCAATGATGCTATCTTCATTGTCATCTGCGTATTCTGAATCGTAGATACCCATAGGTGATCCTTATATCATATTTGTCAATAGTTTAAGACATCCAACTAGAAACTTGGTAATTTATTTTCTTTGCTGTTTTCTTTTTAGGCTCATTAATCATTAATCCAATGTAACGGAAGGCATCTGCGCCATGTGAATAATTGTCATGCAAAGGCTTACGACTAAATGCGCCAGTTTCTGGGTCAGTATCATACCTATAATGCCTTAAACATTGTAGTCCTTCATAGCAGTTTTCTCTATCAAAATAACATTTGCTAAAGATAGTCCTTGCGGCATTAATTGAATCAGCTATAGGTACTCGGTCAATAATTCTGACATTAAAGCCTGCCGCCCTAACAATATCCTCAATACTTCTACCATGTGCAGCCAAAGTCTTATTTTGAGCATCATGTGGCAAATAAAGTGTTTCATAGACATAACCAAAGGTTTGCATTTTGGCTAATATCTCACTCATAGTGGTTTGATTTGTCTCGTAATAGCGTATAAGCCTTGTTTCCATACCTACAAATTGCAGAAACCACACCGCTGTTGCATCCGACCAACCAATGTCAAAAATGGCAAGTACAGGCTTGGTGGCATCATAAGGCACTCTAGTAATCCTGCCATCAAATTCGGCTTGTTGCATTTCTTTAGCAAAAATAGCCCCATCTACAGTTTGGCGACACATTCCTTCCCAAACGGTATTGTAGGATTCTCTATCTCTAGCGTATAAAGCATCCTTTTCAAGCCTTAAAGTCTCAGGAAACCAAGGATTGTCTTGCCAGTTCACTTTAGCAACCAAGCAATCACTAGGTGGATTGGCTACAAAGCGTTGGTAAGTCTCATCCGTTTCCAATTCAGGGTTAAAACTAATCCAAATTTCGGACTTTTCTTTACGAATGGTAGGAATAAGCACCGACCAACTTAGTTTTGATGTTGTATTGGCTTCTTCCACCCAACATATATCCACACCTTCGTATGACTTAACATTGGCAATATTGTTTTTTAAGCCTACAAATGCGAATTCTGAGCCATTTTTGCCACGAATAGAATTTTGTGTAATCTCAAAGTGTGCATCAAGTTCCATTGCATAGATTTGGTCACTTAATAATTTATGGACAGAATCTTTAATAGATGTCTGAAACTCTCGAGCACAAAGGATACGAGTAGGTCGCATAGCCGCAATAATAAGCAAAGCCCTAGCAA